AAGGAGAGTGAAGCATGAAAATTATAAATGAATTCTGGTATACAGTTTGTGATTATTTTGGGGAATTAAATATTTGCGAAATATTTGAAATTGAAGATTTCAAAACATCTGTAGAAACTTTCATGAAAATTGAAACCGTAGAAATTCCCTTGGGGAAAAAGAAAAGTCAAGTTTATAATTGTGTTAACATAAGAAGTGGAAAATTGCACTATTTCCACGACGATAAGAAATTATTCAGGTGTAAAAATGCTATAATTAATTTAAGACCTGAATTTGGAGAAAAAGGCTATGGCCATTAAAACATAATACCCGGCGCCCAGGGTTAAGGGAAAATAGAATGACCGGAGGAGAGAAAAAAAATATGATAAACATAAAAGAAATACCGTATGAAACCGCAAGACAGGCACATATAGGGACAAGTTTTGATCCTGAAAAAAGAGCTGGTTCAATTATCGAATCTTATCAATTAAATTGTAATAACAGTATCCAGGCAGTGAAAGATGCGGGATTATACAATGAAGAAAATAAAGAAATAATCCAGGGCTGCTTCGACTATTATCATAAAATATATATTGAATGGTTAAATAAAAAGTCAAGGTGTATGTCTACTATGATTACCGGATCTGCTAATTTTCCAGTAAGAAGCAATCAAAAAAAATTAGATTCAGAGCATAAAGCCCTTGAACTTCTCTGTAATTATTCTATTATTGGAGAAATAAGGAAGAGAATAAATAGGATAAAGAAAAAAGAAGTTATTCAGGACCGGGTTGAAAGCGGTGATTTTTCTATTCATATCATTGATCAAAAACCAGGAATAAAAATTGTTAATAATACAGCCCTGGAAAGAGTCCAAATATTTTTTGATGAAAAACCAGATGAGGATAGGAGGAATAAATTGAAACAACATGCCTTCCGGTGGACCCCAAGTTTAGGAACTTGGCAAAGAAAAAATACATCTAATGGCATATGGGCTGCAAAAAGTATTTTTAAAGATATTAAATAAATTATTTTAAAGGAGAAAGGAAAATATTATGGAACCAATAACCAAACAACAAGCAATATTTTATTTTTGTGAGGGGTGTGAAAAAAGTCCTTTTATATATGGGGATGATTTTTATTGCGAATATAAAAAAGAAGGAGAAATATGCGATATGTTAAAAGACTTTTTATATTCGCAAATTGGGCAAGGAAATATAAAACCCTCGAAGTATAGATGGAAATTAAAATCTGAAAAAGAGATAAGAAATATTTTAATAGGATCGGGATATGAATCAGATTCTAAAGGGAATTATTACCATGAAATTTTTCCACCTTTTCTAATTTCTATGTGGAAAGGATGCGGAAAATATATTTCAGATAATTCAGAATCTTATCACCCAGATTGGGTAGAAAAAGAGAAAATATAAAAGGAGTTTTCGGGATCTTATCTAAAACCGGAATTTCAATCCTTATTTTGCCGGGGAAATTCTCACCCCGGCTTTTATTTTTTTATTTTTTCCTTTACTTTTAAAAGAGAGTAGTATATAGTTTAATTGTCTATTCACGGGAATGAATAGAAAAATCCCCAGTCAGGGGGTAAACAAAGCATTTGTCTGGCACTAAATACGGACCCTGACCCGTGTTGAACTCTTCCCGGAGAGTGTCAGACAAATGCCTTTTTTATTAAGGGGTATTATATGAGAAGTATTAGAAAACAACCTTTTTGTTGGCAAGAAAAAAAAATTTTAAGACTATTAAGAAGAAACTTCAAAAAATTAGAATTATCCAAATTAAGGAATTTATATCTCACTATATCAGAAATGGATAGTGATTTTAATGGAAAAGACATTAAATATTATACAAATTCCATTTCCACATATTCCGGATTATCTAAAGAATGGATTCCATCAGGATTAAAAATATTAGAAAAATTACAGATGATTGAAATAATAGAGGAAAAGGAAAAAGGAAAATTTAAAGGTAAAAAACTTGTTTTTACTCCTGATAATGTTATAGAAATGTCTGTAAAAACCGTTCCCGGTAAAACCCTTAACGGTAAAACCGTTATCGAAAAAACTAAACCATTAGAAGATATTCTTTTATTAGAAGATAGTAATTATAAAGAAGATAAAGAAGAAGCCTTTTCAAAAGAAAAGGAAAATTCCTCATCTATTAAAAATATAAGTACCTCTATAAAAAAAATATTAAGTATAGTAAAGGAAAAGGGGAACTTTTCAACCCTCCTCCCGATCGGGACCAAACTACCATCAGCCACGGTCCTCAAATCCGTTCAGTTCATAGAGTGTTTACAATCCGGGTTTATAGAGAGGGAATATGTATTGGATCATGAATGGTTATCTAAGAACAAAATAAACTTAACTGAGTTAAATGGGGATATTCTTACGGGAAAATTAGAATCCTGTTTAGTCAAAGCAGCCACCCGGTTTGGGAAGATGAGGAAAGAGGGGAATTGGCCATATGATAAATCTAAAATGACAAAGAGTATAGAGGATTGGTTGTATAATCCAAGGACAAAAAAATCATGGTTTCTATACTGTTTATTTAATCACCCTAAAAGTGTAAATCAATCTAAAAAAATAGAGCAAGATAATACACCGGAGAATATAAAAGAACTTTTTATATCAAAAAAATTAGTAAAAAAAGAATGGTTGGATAATAACTCCTATTGGAAAAAGGCAAAGGAAATCCATGATTGGTATGAAAAAATAAAAGAGGATTACAACACATACCATATTTATGAATCCGGGGATTGGCAGGGTGTATGCGGGAATATTGAGAGATTTCTGAGTAATTATAAAGATTTTATTGATACCTGGGAAACTTGGAATATTGGGAATTTCGGATTGAATAACGCTACTTGGAAGAAATTTATAATTTATATGAGAGAAAAGTATAATATTATTTTAGATATTAGTGATAGAAGTTTACAAAAAGCTTTAGAATATCATAAAAGGGAGTCTGGAAAATGAAAGAAGATAACTACGAAAAAGAAATAGAGGAATTAAAACTTTTTATCATATCTTATTTTAAAAAGTTTCATAAAGTCCCTTCTATGTCTTTGGTAACTGATAAATTTAAGTATGGGAAGGATAAAGCTTTTTTGTATTACCGGACCCTTCAGGAGCGGGGATTTTTAAAACGGAATTATGCTAATTACCAGGTAGAGGAAAAGAAGTTGGAAATTCCGGTTATTCCGGAGGAGGAGAAGAAAGAGGAAAAAGAGATTTCTTTTATATCTCCTTTTATAATTTTTTTAATCAGAATTTGTATGGGAATTATAGGAATAGGAGCATCTGTTTTGAGTATATATTATACCGGGATTTGGTTGAATGAAACTCTTCCGGTAATTTTAGCTTTTTCCTTAAGTACCTTTATGATTTTATTTTCTGTAATGTGTTTTGAAATAGTGATAATATTCTGGAAAAGAAAATTAAAAGTTTTAATTCCTTTTTTTATTATTTTATGGTTGGTGGTGATAGTTTTTTCTATGACTTCTACTGTGGCTGGTCAATATAATCAGAGGATAAAAAATGAAAATGAAAATAAAAGTAATAATTTTGAAGTAATTAAGAAAAAAAGTGAATCTGAAATCTATAATAAAGAAGAGAGGGATTTGGAAAAAAGAATAATTAGGAAGGAAGAGACTTTGGAAGCAGCTAATGATATTTTAAATTCTTTTGATATGGAAAGAAAAGAGGAATTTATAAAAGAGTATAATGATGCTTATAAGAAGATGAAAATAGAGGAAAAAGAATTAAATTCTTTGTATAAATTATTAGATGAAAAAAGAAAGGAAATAAAAAAATTTAATTCTCAGGAAGTAACGGAAGTGGGAATGTCGGAGGAAACAGAAATCCAAAGCGCTTCTTTTTATGTTTGGGTTTCTACTATATTGAAAATAGAACCTGTTTTTATTCAGTTTTGGTTGTCGACTTTCCCGGCTATTTTTATAGATATCATTGCTTCTTTGGGTTTAGCAGTGAGTATGTTTTTGAAAAAGGAAGGAAAAAAGAATGTGTGACTATAGTTTAGATTATTTTGAGAAAAGAGAGATAAAAGAAGCTTTGAAGGATAAGGTTCGGGAAATCTCAAAAAAAAGAAATAGATGGGGTTGGAATTTAGATATCGGGGAAGAACTTTATAATTTTATAGAAAAAGAAATAATTGAAAAAATTGTAAATAAACAGGAAGCTATATTTGAAAAAAACATATCTGAATTGAGAAAAGATTATGAGGAAGAGATTAATGAATTGCATACAGATCATAATGATAAGATATGGGAATTAAAAAATAAAATTGATGAATTGACTATAGAAAATAAAGAATTAAAAAATAGAATTAATTAACCATTTGAAGGGGAGGAATTATATGATTGAAAACAATTGGGAGGAGAAAAGAAATAATGACATGTGATTCTGAAAGCAAATTGAAAATAGATAAGAAAAGCCCTTTGGGATATTATTTGGATGATTTTATTTCTGGGGATGATGATAAAACTTTATTTACAGGTAGTCGGGCATTTGGGCTTCCTACTATTAACATTACTGATTATGATTTGATAGTCACTTCAACTCATTGGGAAAAAATAAAAGATGGCCATTATTCTAACATATATTATGGAAACGATTATCTTGATATGGATGGAAAAAGAAGAACCTGGTTGTTTAATAGTATTCATTTATTATATGAAGATAAGGATTTTAATTTAATTATAGTGGATAATCAGGAATTTTTATGTTGGAGATTTGCTACAAATATTTTTTTAGATTTATTAAAAAGAAATGGTAAATTTAAAAAAGTAATTGAAGATAAAAAAAACAGAGTAAAAATATTTGAATCTTTGAAAAGTTCATATAGAAATTTACAAAAAGATAAATTTAATGACGATATACCATTTTAAGGAAAGGAAAGATAAATGATCAAAAGAATAGAAATAAATAATTATCAATCACACAAACATTCTGAATTGATATTACATCTGGGTATTAACACTTTGATAGGCAGTTCAGATAATGGAAAAACAGCGATACTCCGGGCATTATTGTGGGGAATTACGAATAGACCAATGGGTGTTTCATTTGTGTCTCATTGGAATGCAGAGGAGAAAACCGGAGAACCAATTGATTTTACTTCCGTGTTAATTGAAACAGATAAATGTATAGTGGAAAGAAGAAGAAAAAAGGGAGAGAAAAAAGAACCTGGAATAAATGGATATTCTATAAATGGAAAAGAATTATCAGCAATTGGGACAGATGTGCCGGAAGAGGTTGTTAATGCTCTGAACATCACAGAGGTGAATATTCAAAAACAAATGGATTCTCCTTTTCTGTTGTCTTCCTCCTCCGGGGAGGTAGCAAGGTTTTTAAATAAAACTATTCGATTGGATGTTATAGATAAGATCCTTTCTTTAGTGGAGAGTAAAAAAAGGAAGTCTAAAGTTGATTTTATAGCTACGGAAAAATTGATAGAGGAACTGGATGAAAGTTTATTGAAATTGGATTGGATTGAAGAAGCTTCAAAATATATTACCAAAGCCGAGAGAATGGAAAACATAAAAGAGGAGTATGGAAAGGAATATACTTTTTTATTGGAAAAGATAGATATTTATAAAGAGCAGGAAGAAATATTAAATTTTATTGATTTGGAAAAAGTTCAAAATGTTATAAATAAATGGGAGAAAGTAAATATTAAACTATCCTTTCTTTCTCCGGTTTATGAAAATATTGAAGAGAATATGGAAAAGTATTTTGAATGCTTGGATGTTATTAAAAAAGTGGATTTGGAGAAGGGGTTTAAATACCTGAAGGAATATGAAAAATTAAATCAGAAGTATTCTAATTTGGAATCGGATTTATCTTTTTTAGAGGAGAGTATTGAAAAATATTCTGTTTCTTTAGAAATTATAAAAAAAGAGGATTTAACAGTAATTCAAGATTCATTATCTGAGTTTAAAATTCTTTTAAAAGAGAAACAGGAAAAAGAGGATATTTATGAAGATGTGTTAGAGGATATTGAATATTATATTGATTATAAAGAAAGAATAGAAAAGATAAAAAATGAAATAAAAGAATTGGAAGATCAATTTCCGGATGTATGCCCGTTATGCGGGGAAAGAAAGAGGGGAAAATAATGAAAGATTATATTAAAATAATAGCTTATAATAATTTAACTAAAAAAAAGAAGATTCTTTTTTGTTGGTCTGATGAGTTTATTGATTTTTGCGAGAAAAATTATTATCCTTTAGTAAGTAGACTTAAAGAAGCTTTTGATAATATAGATCAAGAGGAATTAAAAAACAAATTAAATGAAGTTGCTTCAAAGGAGGTAAAATAATGAAATTATTAATTTCTGCCGATTGGCATTTGACGGAAGAAAAACCCAGGTGCCGCCTGGATGAAAATTGGATAGAAACCCAAAAGGAAATTATATTTTGGTTATACGCTTTGGCAGAAAAAGAAAAAGCTCATGTGGTTGTTGTAGGGGATTGGGCAGATAAATCAATTATCTCACCAGTGTTAATAAATTATTTTTTATTTATTTCTAATTCTGGACGGATGAGTACCTATATTTTAGGAGGAAATCATGATTTTCCTTATCATAATTTTGATAATAAATATAGATCCTCTTTTGGGACTCTTTGGGCATTGACTAAAAACGGTTCCAAATTTATTCGTAGCTTTTCAGAAATAGGGATGGCCGGGCATTGGAATAAAGAACCGGAAGGATCTAATGAGGAAATAGTCGGTATTCATATTTTGGCTTATAAAAAAACCATTCCTCCTTATATAAAAGGAGCGGTGACAGCTCAGGATTTAAAAGATAGGTTTCCAAAAGCAAAATATATTTTTACCGGGGATAATCATTCAAGTTGGACAAAGGAAATAGACGGGACTTTGATATTGAATCCGGGTTGTTTAATCCGGCAAACTTCCGATAAAATTAATTACCAACCTGTGGTTTATATTGTAGATACAGAAACTGGGGAATTTGAAATCATAGATGTCCCGGATAAAATGGAAATGGTGACTGATGAATATATTACTGTTGAAAATGAGAGAAATGATAGGATAGATGCTTTTGTGGAATCTGTGAAAAGCGGAGAAAAAATAAGTTTAAATTTTATTGAGAATTTGGAAAGAGAAATGAAATTAAATAAAGAGGAGCTAGGTTCCTCTTATTCAACAATTGAAACATTATTAGAGGAGATTGGAAAATGAGTAAAACAATGACATTAGAAAGATACGAAGAAATTAAAGAGAAAGTAGAAGCTTTGAAAATCAAAAAAACCAAGGCTGAAACAACTATAGAATCTATCCAGGATAGATGGAAAAAGGATTTTGGATTCACCTCTGTAGAGGAGGCAGAAAAGAAAAAAGAGGAAATAAAAAAGGAAATAGATCAATGTGAAACACGTCTGATTTCCTTGTCAGAGAAAATTGAAGGGTTGACTGATTGGGATGAAGTGTAATGGAAATTAAAGAATATTCTAAAAAATTGGAACAATCTATAGGGAAGAAAAATTCTATTTTGTCTCAATTAGAAAATAGAAAGAAAGAAAAACAGAGTTTGGAAAAATTAAGATCCTCCTTGGAAATAGCTCAAGTATTTATTCAAAAGGTGGCAAAGGATACTCAGCAGAATCTAAAATTTCATATAGAGGATATTGTCCAATTGGCAATAGATTCTTGTTTTCCAGGAGAGTATAATTTTCAGGTTAATTTTGAAATTAAAAGAGGACAAACAGAAGCATCTTTGGTTTTTATGAAAAATGGAATTCCTGTTGATCCTGTTGATGCATCTGGGGGAGGAGTTGTGGACTTGGCTGCTTTTGCTTTACGGATTGCGGTTTGGAGTTTGGGGAAAACTGATAGAGTTATAATATTGGATGAGCCATTCCGGTTTCTATCTCGGAATTTACATCATTCAGCCGGGGAAATTTTGAAGAAATTAAGTGAGAAATTGGAGCTTCAAATAATTATGGTGACTCATAATCAGGAAATGGAAGATGTTTCAGATAAGGTTTTTATGGTGAAGAAAGAGGGTTTAATTTCAGTAGTAAAAGAAATAGAAAATAAATAAAAAAGTACTTTACTTTTATATAAAAAAGGTTTACATTAGTATTAGAGGTTAAGAGAAAAACCTTATACTATTTTATGGAGGATTGGAGATTATGTTTAGATTGATTAAAGGAGATATTAAAGAGGAATTAAAAGAAGGAGAGGAATGTAATTATTTAATTCCAAATGAGAAATACACTATATTTGGATTCACAGAATGGGGGTTTCCTTATCATAGACATATAAGGTTTTTGAAATTGAGTATAGGATCTTATGCTCAGTATTCGGAATGTATTAACATTCATTTTCAATTGAAAAGTAATAGAAAAGCCACAGGATCAAGGATTTACGGGGATAAAAAATTGTATATTACTAAAGGATGGATAGAAGTGAATACTGTTATGCTGCGCAATGATGGTCCAGAATCCCGGTTATGTTTTGATGAATTATATATGAAGGATGCTATTGAAAGTGTAAAACAAGATATACTGGAGGTGAGTACTGAATGAAAAAGAGTAGAGCAGAGAAGGCTGGGGAAGAGTTGGGAAAGGTTATTATTGAAATGGTGAATCTTATGTATCAAAATAATACAGCTAAAAATTTTTATAAAGGATTATTTAATATTTTTAAGGAAATCAATAAATAAAAGGAGTAAAGTATGAATAATAAATTATTTGTAAAGGAATTGAAAAAACAAATTGGTAGACGTTATGCCCTGGGAGGAGGGCAAATGAAAACTTATCAGGGATTAAACAATTTGGATAAAGATGGAAATTGGGTTGGTTTTGATTGTTGCGGGGGTATTATGTATGCCTGGAAACAAGTTACTGGAATTAATCTTCCAATTCGTAATGTCCCAGGGATGATGAAAGCCCCGTGGTTGGAAGATTTATATTATGAACTTCATTTGGAAGAGGGGGATATAATTTTTGTAGATATTCCTGCCAGAGATTCTAATGGGGATGTGATGTATGATTTAGATGGGTATCCAGTTTATGGAGTATGGAATCATGTTATGACATTTGTGGGGAAAGATGTTTATTCAACAGATAAAAATAATATCATAACTACGGAAGGTTCAGGCGGAGATTTCCGGTTTAATCCTAAATCCAAAACAACAACCAGATATTGGGACTTGGAATCATTTAAAAAAGTTTCAGGCCATATTTTTCAAGATGTTACCCGGTATAAATATTTTAGAATAAATTGGAAAGTATTTGAGGAATTAAAAGCAAATAAATAAGAGGAGAATAAACTATGAAAAAGTGTCCTGGTTGTGGGACTGATAATTTGGAAATGTTCGGGGATGACCAAACATTAAAATGTACTTTTTGTGGGATTGTTATTGAAGTGGATGAGTTAGGGGAGGAGGATGATTGGGATTTAGGATATGATGAGGAGGAGTAAATGAAGAACCTTTATGAAAAATACAAAAACATGGTGTACAAAGCATCCCATATAGCCTCCCAAAAATACAGGATAGAGTATGAGGAAGCTGAAGCCCAAGCATTTTATCTATTTGTAAAGGCCGTGAATAAATGGGAAAAAGAAAAATCCAGTTTTTCAACTTATCTATTTTTGACTTTAAAGGATTTACATAAATATTGTTTAAAAAATAATCTTTTAGATAATTGGGACGATAGGCAATTTGATAATTTACCTTCCGATATAACAGATAGATTTATTAAAACTTTAGAATTTTACGATTCTGCTACAACAGAGTTATCGGAGGAAGCTCAAAATATTCTTGGATTTATTTTGAGTTATGGGGGGAAGAAAAAACCCACCGTACATGGGGCTTATAGATATTTTCACGGTCTCTATAATTGGAGTATTGGGAAAGTAAATAAATTCTGGAAGGAAGTAGAGATTTGGTGGTTGTCTTATGAGTTTTGATGTTCTGTCATTTGTGAAAGATTATAAAATTATATATTGGGTAGAAGGTCCGAATACGCAACCCGGATGGGTTAACATTCGTTGTCCTTTTTGCTCAGATTCTTCTAATCACGGAGGTTTTAATATTTCCAAAGCTTATTATAATTGTTGGAAATGTGGACCCAAAAGATTAGAAATAGTCATAAAAAATCTTTTAGGGGTAAATTATTATAAAGCATCAGAAATAGTAAAAGAGTATTCAGGAAGAAATCGTGTTTTGAATATTTTAAACAAAAAAGAAAAGAAAGAAGTTTTAAAAGTAGATCTTCCAGGGGAGAAATTAAAAAATCCTCATAGAAAGTATTTAAAAAATAAAAATTATGATTCTGATTTTTTAATGAAAAAGTATAATCTTTTAGGAACTAATTTTGTAGGGGAATGGAAGTATAGAATTATTATTCCTATCTATTTCAACAATAGGTTAGTTTCTTTTCAAGGCAGGGATTATACGAATAAAGCAAAGTTGAGATATAAAACTTTAAAAGATGATTTGAGTATCATTTCCCCCAAACAGATATTTTATAATTTGGATAATTGCCGGGGGGGAAGAATAGCTGTAATGGAGGGTGCTCCTGATGTATGGAGGTTTGGGGATAATTTTATTGCGACTTTAGGAACGGGTATGACAGATTATCAAATTAAAATTTTATCCAAATATAACACTGTGTTTTTTATATTTGATCCCGGAAAAGAAGCCCAGGAAAGAGCGGAGAATTATGCCCGATCTGTGAGTGCCTTTGGGATTTTTACGGAGATAATTGATTTGGGAGGGGAAAAAGATCCAGGAGAAAGATCGGAGGAAGAGGTGAAATATATAAGAAAGGAATTAAAATTATGACAACCAAAAAGGTTTATTTGGAAAATGATGTATTGGTAGTACGGTTTTTTTCTAAAAGTCAAGAAAAGTGGAGAGAGATTCTCAAAGAGGTCCAAGATCTTCCTCTTCCGGATAGGGAATTTAACCCAATAAAAAAATATTGGGAAGTATTACCTTTAAAATCAAATTTGGATTATTTATTTCAGAAGGGTTTTGTTTTTGATGAAGATGTTACTTTTCTTTATGAAAAATTGAAAAAAGGAGATAATCCAGAGCAGAAAATTATTATAGATGAAGAATCCTTGTCAGGATTTTATCCTTTTCAGAAAGAGGGGGTGAGATTTATAGAAATTAAAAATGGGAGTGCTTTAATTGGTGATGAAATGGGATTGGGAAAAACAATACAGGCTTTGGGATATTTGAAAATCCATCCTGAATTGAGGCCTGTGATAATTGTTTGTCCGGCTTCATTAAAATTGAATTGGCAAAAGGAAATTAAAAAATGGTTAGGAGAAGATTCAGAGGTTTTGTTTGGAAGAAAAATGGATTGTTTTAATCATTCTTCCTCTTCTATTTATATTATTAATTATGATATTTTAGGGAAAGGGGAAATAAAAAAAGTAAAAAATAAAAAAGGGGCAATAAAAACCAAGAGGATTTTATTGGAAGAGGGTTGGTGGAACACTTTACGGAAAATTAAATCAAAAATAGTTATAGCAGATGAGATTCATCATATTTCTAATTCAACAGCTTTTAAAACCAAAGCTTTTAAGAAGTTAGCTGTTTCTATAAAAAATAAAATATTTTTGTCAGGAACTCCTATTAAAAATAGGCCAAAAGAGTTTTTTACTGCTTTAAAACTTCTGAACAAAACATTATTTTCTAATGAATGGAAATACAGAATGAGATATTGTGATCCCAAACGTAATGGATTTGGTTGGGAATTTAATGGGGCAACAAACATAGAGGAGTTAAGGGAGAAAGTTCAAAGCGTGATGATAAGAAGGTTTAAAAAAGACGTTCTTCTGGACCTTCCTAAAAAGACAAAAATAATAGTTTCCTTGGAATGTTCTTCTTCCGGGATGAAAGTTTATAATAAAGCTTCAGAAGAGTTTTTGGAGTGGAGTAAAGAAAAAAGAAAAAAATTAGATGTAAAAAATAAAATAAGTTATTTGAAACAATTAGCATATATTGCCAAGAGAGATTCAGTGATTGATTGGATAAAAGAATATCTATCTATTGAAAATAAATTGGTTGTGTTTGCATATCATAGAAAGGTAATAGAGGATTTAAAAAGTTCTTTCTCGGATAGTGTAGTTGTAGATGGAAGTGTCTCAATGATAAATAGAGATAAAGCTGTGGATAAATTTCAGAATGGGAAAGTGCCATTATTTATCGGACAGATAAGGGCAGCCGGGGAGGGATTAACTTTGACTGTAGCTTCAGCAACAGTTACTATAGAATTTGATTGGAATCCTGGAACTCATGATCAAGCAGAGGACAGGGTACATAGGATAGGACAAGAAGCGGATGCGGTTTTTGCTTATTATCTTGTTGGAAATGGAACGATTGATGTTTCTATAGCAGAAATGATTCAAGAAAAGAATAATGTTTTAAGTAGTTTTTTAGACGGGGAAGAAAAGGATTTTTTTGATTCTTCCATATTAAAAAAACTGATAAAAGTATAAGGTAAAGAATGATAAGTGAAACTTATTTTATTGATTGCATGATTCATATGAAGGGTTGTAGAGATAACACATATGGGTTAGGAATTTGTGACCCATGGTATGGGTTAAGAATGAATCAACAGTTAACTGGTTTTGCAAAAAAAAGATTTAATAGTTGGATTCCAGAAAATGATAATCCTCCTGGATCGTATTATTTTAAAGAGGTTCAAAGAGTATGTAAAGAGGTAATTATTTGGGGAGGTAATTATTTTCTGGATTATTTGGGAAAATGCGTTGCTCCCCGAATTTGGCATAAAAAAACCGGAAGAAATTATTTTGCTGATGGGGAAATGGCTTGGACTTCTTTTAAGAAAGGAGTTATGAGAATTTTTTCTCATCAGTGGTGCGGGGTTTTTAAAGATTCTGAACGGGGAGAAAAGATGTTACATAGTTGTCAAAAACCAGTAGCATTATATTATTGGCTTTTAAAATTAGATGCAAAACCGGGACAAATTATTTTTGATTCTCATGTAGGGTCAGGATCTTTGAGAATAGCTTGTTGGGATTTGGGGTTTGATTTTGTAGGTTGTGAAATAGAAAAAATTCCTTTTGATTTTCAAGAGGATAGATTTAAAAGACATTTATTGAAACAAGGAAAAAAAAGAGTATCTTATAATGAAATATGGGAACTGGAATCATGAAAAGAAAAAGAATAGATTTATTTCAGGAACGTCAAATCATTACTTATATGATTACAAATTCTAATTTTTTAAGAAGGATTGTTCCAGTAGTAAAACCTAAATATTTTGAATCCATTTATGGAAGATTAGTGAGTGAATGGGTGATAGAATATTTTAATGAATTTAAAGAATCCCCTGGAAAACATATTCAAGACATTTATAATAGAAAAAGTAAATTTATAAGAGAAGAAGAGGAAGTGGAAATTGTAAAAGAGTTTTTACTTCAATTATCAAAGGATTGGGAAAAACAAAAGAAAATCCAGAATATAGATTTTGTGATAAAAAATTCAATTCATTTCTTGAAAATACGATCTATATTTTTATTAAAAAATAAATTGGAAAGCGCTTTGCTGGATTCCGATCCTTTAGGAGCCGAATCAGAGATTGCTAATTTTTCCCGTGTAGAATCCAGTGCCACAGAGGGAATATCTATACTAAAGGATGATAGAAAAATATGCGCTGCTTTTCTATCGGAAGAAGAATATATGTTTTCGTTCCCTGGAGTATTGGGAGAAATAATTGGCCCATTTATGAGAGGGGATTTGGCGGCATTTTTGGCATTTGCTAAGAGAGGGAAAACCTGGTGGCAATGGTATGTAGGTCAATTAGCTATGTATTTTGGTTTTAAGGTAGTTTTTTTTACTCTCGAAATGACTGAAAATCAGATAATAAGAAGGGGATGGATTTCATTAACAGCTCAATCTAGAAAATCTATGGAATTGAATATCCCATATTTTTCAAAAATAAAAATAGACGGGGAAGATGAAAAATCAAAATGGGAAGTTCTTTTTAAAAAGGAAAAAAAGGAAGGGGTTGATTTACCAAACATAAAAAAATTACAGCAACATTTTAGAAAACAATTCAGGTCCGGGGGAATTAAGATTATTCCATTATTGGCATATTCTGCTACAGTAGAGGATATTGAAGCCCATTTGGATAATATGTATTATTATGAAGAATATATCCCGGATGTGGTAATTATTGATTATGCTGATATAATTGCCCCGTCAAAATCCTGGAATGAATACAGGCATCAAATAGATGATATTTGGAAAAAGCTTAGGAGAATTGCTCAAGAAAAAAACATACTTATGGTAACAGCATCTCAAGCTGGGAGAAGAGCCTCAAAGAAGGATGCCACAGAGGAAACTATTGTGGAAGATATAAGAAAAATTGCCCATGTTTCTAAGATGATAAGTATAAATTCAGATCTGGAAGATCAAAAATTGAGTGCTTGTAGGATTGCTCAATTAGCAGAGAGAGATGGTAGGAGGAATTATAGACAGGCTTTGGTTCTTCAATGTCTAAGCATAGGCCGTCCATATTTGGATTCCCGGTATAATGATGAGGTGGAAAGGTGAATAATTGGGTAGAGGAATGGAAAAAAGTAATGAGAGATTATAAGAGAGAAAATGGAAAAAATATGATTTCTAAAAAAGAATTGGCAAGAAGATTGAATCTTAAAAGAACAGAATTTAATTCTCAACTTATTACTATTACATTTTTATTACCTATTTATGAAACAGATGATGGTCATTATTTGGGATTATTGGGAGAAAAAAGATAGATGGGGGAAAAATAAATAATTTTTTCTTTAAAAGACGTAAAAGAACGAATTTGGAATCTATAATATATTAAGAGAGGATTAAAATTATGAAAACAAAGATTGAATTAACAAAGAAAGAGTTTACAATTTTAAAAAACTTTACATATCAATATATAGGACGTGATGCACTTAGACATGTTTATGTTTTCGATGATTCTGATAATAAAAAAGTATATGCTGTGGCAAGTGATGGGAAATGTATAATCCAGTTTCAATTAAAAGACCCTTATCAATTCCCATTAACAAATCGTTGTGTTGATACTTTTCAAACTGGTTCATATGAATTAATTATGTCGGGTAAAGATTACTTTCTTCTTTATAATGAAAAAGCAATTGAATTTCCTAAAAGTTGGAAAACAATAATAAATCCGCAATATTCTATGGATGTTATTACAATTTATTCGGATGTAAATAGTTACGCTAAGATTATATGTAGAGCTATTGACCAGGCATGTACTAAGTTTACAGTGATTCCAGAAGAAAGTTTTAAAAAGATTCCTAAAGATGAATATACTATTAGAATTGATAAGGCACATGCTTGGTCATTTCATAATAAAGACGTTTCTATACAGATTGCTATTATGTCTCTTCAGGATGAAGAACATTCATCATCATCTCCGGATGAAAATTTTAAGTTAAATGTAAAACAGGAGAAAAAAGATGAGTAGATATTTAGGGGAGTTGAAGAAAAGAAATATACCTCCTAATTTTTATTGTTCAGAGGAGTATTTTGAAAAAGCTGGATGGATAGAAGATTGGGATGAAGAAAATGTGATAATTATATTTGATTCTTCAAAATCCCATATAATGTTACCTGTTATAGATTTAGATTCTATTCGTTTTTTATCTTCTTCTTTTTATGTGGGTTTTAGTAATTTAAATTCTATTTGTTTTAAAGAAAATATTAAATTGAATTTTTTAGATTATGAATTTATTTATGATCCTTCTCAGTTTATATCTTTATCCGGGAATAAATGGAAAAAGGCAAGGAAGAATCTAAAATGGTGTAGAGAGGATTTTGGGAAATTATATGTTTATGTTACTTATGGAGATCGGGACCAGGATCGATTAAAAGGGGGTTGTTTTTTGGATAAGTGGGTAGATAGTATTGAAGGAAAAGAATTATATGACCCAGAAGTACTTTTAAAATATGTTTGTTTTGGAAAAAATAGATTATTGGTTGAAAATAATCAAGAAGAAGTAAAAGGAATTATTTGTTGGGATGAAAATTGGAAATATGTTAATTTTAGATATTGTATAGTTAATAATTCAGAAGGAAGAGGTTTGAGTGATACTTGTAGAGTTCTTTTCTATCGGTATATTAACTCAATTAGGCCGGGGAAATTAGTTAATGATGGAGGATCTTTGGGAATATCTTCTTTGTATAAATACAAAGAAAAATTAAACCCAATTGAAATAAATAAAATATATGGAGGAAAGATATGACAATTGAAAAATCTAAAATGATTTCAATTCTGAAAAAGTGTTTGTCTGGAGCTGACACTTTTCTATTTGATGGGGAATATGTTCATACTTATAATGATACAATATCAGTATCGGTAAAATTAGTAGAAAGTATGAATGGATTAAAGGGAGTGATAAAAGCGGATGAATTGTATAAAATTATTTCCAAACTCCCGGAAGAAAAAATCATGTTATCCATGAAAGAAAAGTTATGGGTTATTAAATGTGGAAAAGCAAAAATTGAATTATCTATGAAAGAGGATTCTGTTACATCCTTTATTTTAGATTTAAACAACCAGAAAGGGGAATGGAAGGAACTTCCGGAGGATTTCATACCATCTTTGAATTGCGTAAGAATTCCTTGTAATGGTATTGCTTTTTCTGGAGTTTTCATCAAAGAGGACAAAGTGATTTCTACTGACGGAAGAAAAATGAATCTTTTTACTCTTAATAAGGAAATGGATTGTTTTTGGGTTTCTGATTTATCGGTGATAGAAATATCAAAAATCCAGGGATTGAAAAAGTACAGAGTGAGTCCCAATTGGATATCTTTTGAATCCTCAGAAGAGGTTTATTTTTCCTGCCGGAAATTGAATGAGGATAATTATCCATACGACAAAGTATTGTCTCTTATAAATGAATATCAGCAGGAAAAAGGGGATTTATCCGGGGAATTGCCCATGAGTATTAAAGAAGCCGTGGATAGGGCTTTTTCATTATCCATGAATGTTAATGGAAATGAATCAGTGGAAATTCTTTTCTCTAAAGAAAATATAATGATTCATTCAGAAAGATCCACAGGGAAATTTACGGAAAGAGTGGATTGGGGAGAGGAAAAAGGACCAAAGGAGGAGTTTGAACCATTCTCTATTTATTTGGATTTATCTATTTTGAGTTATGGTTTAAGCCGATCACCAAAGTTTTTTATAAAGAAAACTGCTTCAGGGAAAACCCGGATTATTTTTCATGGAGATAAGTTTATTCACATTGCATCTTTGTTTACAAAGGAGAAATAAAATTTATATGAAGGATAAAATTAAATATAAATATATTGAAATGAATAAATTGGAAATGGAAGATAAAAATAAAAAAACCGATATTTATTCTGTTAAAAATATAAAATCTCAATTTGTTATTGGTTTAATAAAATGGTATCCTTCATGGAGGCAATATTGTTTTTTTCCTGGGATCGATACTTTGTATTCAAGAGGTTGTCTTGATAATATAGCTGATTTTTTATGGAAATTGAAACAAGAAAGGGAGAAATAATGGAAATAAGTATAAAAGAAGAAGATAAAAAATATTTATATAGATTTATTTACTTGCCCTGGTTGTAAACATAATTTAATTCTAATGTCTGATGTTATAGGAAAATCTATTTATAATGTTAGATTTATCAGAAATTGATATATATATATTTAAAATGTAATAATTGTAATAAGGAATATTATTTTGAAATATTTTTATATGAAAGACTAAAAGAAATAGAAATATATTCTTTTTTATCTGAAAAGGAGAAATGATGGAAGGTTTTTTTGAAGAATTAGGGATAATTGAAACCAATGATAAAAAAGGAAAAGAATATACTTGTTTGGATTGTGGTTTAAAAACTTCAGATCATTCATATAGAAATATGTATAGAGGAGAGGGAAAAAAGGAAATTCTTATAATTTCAGATTTTTTAAATAATTCTGAAAATGAATTAAGTTTATTATTGGAAGAATTAGGTTTTAATTTGGATAAGGATTTTTGGAAAATATCCCCAATAAAGTGTAAACTTTTAAAAGGCTATTCCTTTACCCCTGTTCAGATAAATGCTTGTAGAAAAAATGTCATGAATACTTTTAATGAGTTAAGTCCCAAGGGAGTTATTCTTTTGGGACACTCGGCTTATGATAGTTTTTTAGGATACCGGATGTCTGGAAGATTATCAAAGGTAAAATTTAATGATTTTATCGGAGAGTGTATCCCGGACCAGGAATTTAAAAGTTGGGTGGGGGTGACATATGAATTTTATCATATACAGAAATTTAAATGGGATAAAGTTTTAAAAAAGATATTTAAAAACCATTTATTGTTTTTTGTGGAAAAAATGAAAAAGGATATAGAAATTATAGACTATTCTAAAAAAGTCATAATAGTTAAGGAAGAGGAAGAAGCTACTAATATAATTGATGATTTGAGAAAAAATAGAAAGGCATTGGCTTTTGATTATGAAACAGACGGGATAAAACCTCAGAGAAAAGGACATAAAATTTATTATGCTTCTGTATCCGATGGGGAAAGAGCTTGGGCATTTCCTTTTTTTGAAGGGGTTGATTTTAGAAATAGTTGGAAGAAGTTTTTGAAGTCCCCTAATATAATAAAAATTGCTCATTCAAAAAGATTTGAAACTATTTGGACAAAATTTATAAATGGGTATTATGTAAGGAAACCCTTTTGGTGTACCAGTATAGGAGCTCATTGTCTGGATAATAAAAAAAAGACATCTTTAAAATTTTTGACTTATACTGTTTTTGGGATATTGGGATATGATAATTCAATAGATAAATACATAATAAAAGTTAGGTTGGGGGAAGACCCTAAATCAAAGAATTCTTTTAATAGGATTGATGAAGCTCCAGAGGAGGATATTTTATATTATAATGGATTGGACTCATTGTTTACTTTTTGGCTATATAAAATTCAAGCTGTGAAATTAAAAAAAGAGTTTTTGGAAGGATTTCTTTTTTTATCTGAAGGGGACCAGGTTTTGGCAGAGGTTCATTTGAAAGGGATCCAAATCAATTCTGAAAAGATGGAATATTGGCAAAATAAAATAGTAAGAAAAACCAATTTAATTTCAAAAAGGATTTATGATAGTCCAGAAGTAGAGAAATGGGATGGAAAAAAACCATTTTCTTTTACTTCGGATAAAGATTTGCCCCATCTATTATTTGATATTATGGGGTTAAAATCTAAAAAGAAAACTCCGGGGGGGAAACCATCTATTGATAAAGAAACTTTATCTGATATAAATCATCCATTTGTAGATAGAATTATGGAATACAGAAAATGGGAAAAAATAGTTGGTACTTATATGGCCCAATTTGAAAGAGAAAAAATAGGGAATTTAATACATCCTTTTTATAATCTAAATGGGGTTGTTACATTCCGGTCTTCAGCAAGTGACCCCAACCCTCAAAATATTCCTCACAGGGAAAAACAAACAACAAAAATTATTAGGTCTCTTTTAGAGCCAAGGACAGGATGCAGATTGATAGAATGGGATTATGGCCAACATGAAGTAATAGTGGCAGCTTGTAGGACGGAAGATCCTAATTTGATTGATTATGTTTGTGATCCTACTAAGGACATGCATCGGGATATGGGAGAGGAGTTGTTTTTAAAACCTGGAAAGGATATTGATAAAATAGAAAGGTATATTGCTAAAAATCAATTTGTTTTCCGGGAATTTTATGGGGGATATTGGGAACAAGCGGGACCGGAAATGTGGGGTGTTTTACCAGATTATACAAAATCTCATTTATTGAAAAAAGGAATTAAAACAGAAAGAGA